GGTAAGGCAAGCGCAAAATTTTTCTAGGTGAAATCAAAATTTAGAGTTTGCCAACACTGAGAGCATTTCTTTTTGATCGCTGGTTAAAGGTTAAATTTTTTTTGGGCGCTGAAAAATAATGTAGTAGCGATCGCTTGCTTGTCTTCGTTGATTGCGACTAGGCTGTCAGCTTGTTGTAAGCAGAAGCCGTAAAGCTTTGCCATTTCTTGAATGTAAGAGGCAATCTGCTTTTTTTCGCTAAGGGATAAGGGCAAGTTAGCAGTAGATGAAGGGGAAGGCTCAGGAGACGCGGGCGATTCCTCTTCTACTAAAGTAAGTTTGCCCTTTTCGTCGATCGCAATCGATACCCGATCGTCTTTGCCGAGTTTCTGTACATAGCGATCGTTGGGCGGTCGCCATATTGCAATCGTCTCGTTGGTATCGGTTCGGACTGCATCAATTACTGTGCGCTGGCCAAATTTGGTCGTGACTTCCCTGGGGTTGGAAGAAATGATAGCGGTTGTTAGTTTCATAAAGGTTTTGGTGGCAAAGCTTTATTTAAGATTTTGAGAGCATCAGTTTTTCCATCGGCAAGCCACAGGCGAACGATCTCTCGGACTATTTCGGTGGGGGTTGCGTCAATTTCTTGAGACATTTTTTCTAAAATCGATTGGTCGCTCTCAAAAAGTTTTACTCCAATCGTTTTTTGGCTCAAAGGTTCGCTGTAGCGAGATATCCAGTTCCCTCCTGCGTCTCGACAGATTAAATCCCTAGTTCTTCTGGTCATGTTTTTATTTTGCGGTTTATGTCCATCCTAGCACGGCAAAAAGGCTGAAATCTAGGCTAGGTAAAAATTTTGATGTTTTTGAAAAATATTTTTAGAAATTTTTTCAAAACCCCTTGACATATCCACACTAGCACGGTAATCTAGAGATATAGAGGTAAAGAGAACACCACAGTAAGCCCTATTAGGGATACCCCGAAGCTTAAGTAGGGGGGAGAAAATCAGCATCATGGTAAGCATAGAATTCGTACACGGACAAGAATCTCATACAAGCACTTGGCGCAAATTTTACGTTAAGGGACTAGAAAAATGGAAGGTATCGGAGGATTTCGATGAGGAAAGAAATGATAAGCATTATTGCTACAATGGATATTGCTGTATCGCTATTCCAGAAGGAATTCTTTTTACGATATTTTCTCAAGCCGGCGATAAGCGAGGTACAGATCATTTTGAATTTTATATATGTGAATGCACTGATGATTCAGTACAAACAACAATCGAATTGTCCCCGTGCTTTTGCCGTGGTAATTTTCGGGTAATTGCACAAGCCCTTACTAAAACCAAAGCTCCTCGATTAATGGATTGGTGGATCAATTCTCGTGATAAATCCTTGATTTTTGCGGAGCATTGTGCATCGCACATCGATAAAAGAGGATTGAAGCAAATTCCCCCAATAAATAAATAATGATCAGTTGCCAATTATCAGTTATCAGTGTTACAATGAATCTTAACCCTTATCAGGGATTGAAACATAGTCGATATGGCTGTGACATAGAACCAATTCCCGTTACAATGAATCTTAACCCTTATCAGGGATTGAAACTCGTAACACAATTATTCGTAAAACTACCGCACAGATACCAGTCTCTAATAAGGAGATACAGCGATTCTAACCCCTATCAGGGATTGAAAACATCCGTATTAACGTAAAATTGCTTTATTGGCATAATTAATTTAATTTCCATTAGGGATTGAAACCGATAATAGACTTAGACGGCATGACTTTCAAATTTATTACGGGTTCCAATTAATTTTAAGCCCTATTAGGGATACCCCGAAGCTTAAGTAGGGGAAATTTTCAAAATGAATCAATTCAGTTTGATTGTCCCTAAAATTTCCGATCAATGGGAATATATTAAAATCACCGACACGGGACGGCATTTGTACCATCACCAGCAATCGGAATATCTCAGAATAAATTCTGAGCTAAAAAATCCTTTTGGCGAGAAATGTATGCTATATCCTTCAATTGATCGGAGAAAGCCAAGCAGATTCGCCTATGGGATTACTCTTCGATTGGGAATTATTGATCCAAAGATTGAATATATTCCGGGTAATCTGGAAATAACTACAGAAATTGGAAAAATAGGAATAGTTTCTTATCGATCCTATTTTTCGGCTGTGATTCCCATTTCCCAGACAATTGCTACTAAGTGGCTGATAGTATCAATTGTTCCAGTTGCCTAATTAAGTTTAAAGTTGCTAAGAAAAATTAATCTTTTTTAGCAACTTTTGTTTTTTATGCCCATCCTAGCACGGCAAAAAGGCTGAAGTCTAGGCTGGGTAAAAATTTTGATGTTTTTGAAAAATATTTTTAGAAATTTTCTCAAAACCCCTTGACATATCCAAACTAGCACGGTATTATAAAGGCATGGGGCAAAAAGAGCACCACAGAGCGCCCCGCAAAGCAAAACCTAGAAAACTAAAGAGGATTAAAGATATGTTATTTGCTTCCAAAATCAATCAAGTCTCGACAACGATCGCTAACATTTCTCAAGAGATTGAGGATTTACAGAAAAAAATTGAATGGCTACGGGGTGAAAAGCTTGAGTTAGAACAGTACCAGCAGCAGTTAGGAAGTGCCGAAAACGCATCAGAAAGTGCGATCGAGCAGATTAAGACTGCTTTAATGATGATTACTGCGATTAGTCCGACAGAAGTGCAAACATTTAAGGGTGCGATCGATTCTCTGTTTGATTGTGAGCGTCCGCAGTTAGCGGCTTGCAGTGAGCCTGTCGAATCTGATCCAGACCCAGAACCAGAGCCAGAACCGCCCAGTATTGAAGCTAAAGCAGTAGTTGAATTGGAATCTTTTACTGGGGAATTCCCCAGTGAGACTAAGGACGCAGACCCACTTGCCCCAATCGAAATTGAGCAAAATGATCCTTCCACAATTCGTGACGCTAGTACGGCACTATTTCACTTGAAAATTAATCAGCTTCGCACCCTGTGCAAACAACGCGGACTAAGCGCATCTGGAAATTCTGGCGATTTGCGGCGGCGCATATTTGCCGACAATATTACACCAGAGGAGGTGGAAGATTTCCGTTCGAGTGTAGCCTAAAAGTAATCAAGCAGGTAGTTAAAACTACCTGCTTTTAAAACAAGCAAAAACAATGAGAAGTAATTGGATTCCTGTTTTTTTAATTAGTTTAGCAGTGATTACTCATTATCTAGACTTAAGGCTAGGAATAGCGCGAGAAAACAGTATATCGCTTGGATTGCTGACATCTGGGACGACTTTGCTAAATCTAAATTTTAGAGGTTTAAATGACAATCGTTAAGGCGAAATTTGACACTTTTCTTAAAAAGACTCCAAACCAAGCTTCTAGTTTAAAAGCTGAAGATTTAATTTTTGCGGAGAAAGATCGCACTTATCCCGTCGATCAGGTCTTGAGTCAGTCGGGATTACATATTCAGGTTAAACTTGGCTACGGCGCGGGTATTTGGTGGCTTTTTAAGCCGCACTGGGATTTGTCTGCTTTGCCTAATACTTCGGTGGTGACGGCGGTTTTTCGGCTTTCTCTTTCTGTGAATCGATCTTCTAAGTTGATTGAAGGCCATTTGAATTTTTATCGGGGTGGCAATGTAGAGATAGGTGTGGAGGCGACCAGTGGCGCAATCGGGTATCAGTATCGGGGAGCGGAAAAAATTAGAGGCAAAGGGCCAATACCAGAAGGTCGTCTGTGGAAGATTAATACTGGGGGTTATTGGCTTGATACGAGGGGAGTTGAAGGAATGTTTTATCACATTACCCCTGACCCCTACAAAGGTGATGGATTTGTAAGGGCGGAAATTGGCTTGCATCGAGATGCTAATGCCCCGGGTAGTGCTGGATGTATTGTGGTTACAAATAGCCAAATGTTTAATAACACTATCGTGCCTTATCTTGCGGCTTTACGTCGGGAGCAAAAATCGATCAATTTAGCGGTCGAGTATAAATAGCAAAAGCTCCGAACATTACAAAGGTAAGGGAATTTTAAAAATCCCCTTTTTTGCTTGTATAAGTAAACTAAAGCTCTTAAACTAAAGATAGTTTACCCTTTTTCTTGCCATGCCTAGCATCCGTGACAAAATCGACTATTTAACCGCCATTGCCAAGCAACGTCCCCTAACTCGCTCTGATTTTTCTGCTTCCAGTGAGATTCTTTACGGTAAAAGCCTTTCTGCCCCAAGCCACGCCAAAAGATCAGAGCTTGCTATAAGAGCCTCTGATCTACGCTCAAAATCAACCCCACCGCCCCGATTTAGTCCTGGGGAGGTTGAGGTGATTAGGGAGTTGTATCAAAGCGGCGGGGTTGATTATGAGGATTTGAGAAATTGGTTAGGCGTAGCTAAAAGCACGATCTGTCACGTCATCGCAAGGAAAGGGGCTTACCGGCGCAATTTTGCCACGGACTATTAATGCCTACTTCTTTTGAGATTGCCAAACAGACAGGGATTCCAGATCGCACGATTCGGTATTGGCAAGCGCAGGGAATTGTGCCTAAGTCAGGAGAAATGCTCGAAATTCTGACTGCAATAATTGCTCACTATCAAAAAGAGAATAGTTCTAACAAGGAAAAAAAGGGCGCTCTCTACGAGGAGGAAGTGCGTTTAACTAGGGCGCGGGCTGATAAGGTAGAGTTAGAAGTCGCTGAAAAAGAAGGCACCTTAATTAAAGTGTCGGAAGTGGTAAAAGTTTGGTCTGATTATATTCTTGCTTGCCGAGCTAAGTTGCTGTCAGTACCGACAAAATTGGCTTATGAATTAGCCGGAGAAAGCGATCCTTTGGCTATAGAAAGTATATTAAGAGAGGTAATTGACGAAAGTTTAGGGGAATTAGCGAGGCCGGAATTTGAAGGAAGCTCAACAGTTACTAATGCAGGTGGCGACGTCGTTTCAGCCACCGCCGAGGTTGACGCTGAGTGAGTGGGCTGATACTTACCGGCGATTATCCCCGGAAAGTAGTGCCGAACCAGGACAGTGGCGGACGGCACGAACTCCCTATCTTAAAGAGATTATGGATAGCATTGGCACTTGTGAGCGGGTGGTATTTATTAAGTCGTCTCAGGTGGGCGGGACGGAATTAATTAATAATTTGGTGGGGTATTACATCCATCAGGATCCGGCTCCGATTCTCAGCATTAATCCTACTTTGGAGATGGCCGAAACGTGGTCAAAAGATCGGCTGATGCCCATGTTGCGAGATTCGCCGTCCCTGGTGGGAAAGATTGATACTCGATCGCGGAAATCAGGAAATACAATTCTGACTAAAAAGTTTCCAGGGGGACACATAACTATGGCGGGAGCTAATTCCCCCTCTAGTTTGGCCTCCCGTCCTGTGCGGGTGGTGGTTTGTGATGAAGTAGACCGTTATCCTTTTAGTGCGGGATTTGAGGGTGATCCGGTGGAGTTGGCGGTTAAACGGACGACGACTTTCTGGAATCGGCGTGTGGTATTGGTTTCCACGCCGACGATTCGAGGGGCATCTCGGATCGAGAGCGAGTACGAGCGATCGGATAAGCGTCGCTATTTTATCCCCTGTCCTCACTGTGGACAAGAACAGCATTTAGTTTGGGGACAAGTGAAATGGGAACCAGGAGACCCAGAAGGCGCTTGGTATGAATGTATTGATTGCGGCAAGAAAATTGAGCATCGTCACAAGCAGGCTTTCTTAAGGTCTGGTCGCTGGGTTGCGACGCAATCTGGCTCAAAAGTGGCTGGATTTCACATCAATGAGCTTTATTCTCCTTGGAAATCTTTCGGGGATGTGGCCAAGGATTTTCTTAAGGCTAAAGATGATCTGCAATTGCTTAAGGTGTGGGTCAATACTTCTCTGGGTGAATCTTTTGATGAGGCCGGGGGCGAGGGGATTGAGTGGCAGCATTTAAGCAATCGGGCCGAACCTTATCAACCTTTGACGGTTCCACACGGGGGACTATTGGTCACGGCGGGGGTTGACGTCCAGGGAGACCGGCTATCGGTGGGGGTTTATGCTTGGGGTCCAGGTGAGGAAAGTTGGTTAATTTATTCGATCGAGCTTTACGGCGATCCGACCGAGGCAAAGGTTTGGGAGGATTTAGATGTTTTGCTTTTATCAAAGTTTACTCATGCAGGCGGGTCTGAGTTGGCAATTACGGCAGCGGCGATCGATTCTGGGTTTAAGCCAAATGAGGTTTATAATTTTGTCCGTCGTCGGGCTGGGCGTAATCTTTATGCGGTTAAGGGGATGTCTACGGCCGGGAAGCCAGTGATTAGTAAGCCGACTTATCAGGAAGTCACTTATAAGGGTCAGGTGCTTAAAAAAGGTGTCCGGTTGTGGCCGGTGGGGTCTGATACTGTCAAAGCGATTATTTACAGTCGCTTGCAGTTGAAAAATTACGGGCCGGGCTATATCCATTTTCCCATTGGCTTAGATTCAGAATACTACGAGCAGTTATGCGCTGAAAAGCTACAAACTAAGTACGTCAAGGGTTTTCCGCGTCAAGAGTGGGTAAAAATTCGCTCTCGTAATGAGGCGCTTGATTGCTTGGTTTACGCCTACGCGGCCGCTACTGCTTTGGGGATTGCGCGGATCGATTGGAATAAATTAAAGGAGTCTTTGAACCCGCAAATTGAGGAAAAATTAGAGGAAGTTGTGGACGTGCCAAAGATTCGAGAGCAAAATAAATTTCAGTACCCGAGATCCAAAAAGGGCAATTTTGCCAGTAGTTGGTAAGTATGTTGATTGTTTCTAAGTCTATTACTATTGGCGATCGCTTGATTTGGCGGCACCGCGACCTGCGGGGACTTGACCCCGAAACAGGAAATTTTGTGACTTTTGACCCGGCAATTTATCAGTTAAGCTGGTCGTTTCGCGCCGTAGGGTCGATTAATGGCGATTCCAGTTTGGATGTAATTGCCACTAACGATAATGGCGAATTTTTGACGATTGTTGATAGCACTAACTTATTAGGCGCGGGAACTTACTATTATCAGGCTTATATTACTAAAAATCTTTTGAGAAGAACTATTCAGTCGGGGGCTGTGGAAGCGGTAATAAATTATGCCGCTTCTCCCGATTTTGACGGCCGCAATCAATTGGAAAAGGATTTGGAGATTATTAACCAGGCAATTCGAGCGGTAGTGTCGGGGGGAATGCAATCTTACTCGATCCAGGGGCGTTCCTTGTCTAAATTATCTTTGTCTGAGTTGATGTCTTTGCGAGATAGTTATCGGGCTGAATTACAAAGAAAACAAGCAGCAGAAGCGATTTTACGGGGGGAAGCTAATCCCATGCGGGCTTTTGTACGGTTTGGAAAATAATAAAAAACCCCCTAAGGAGGGAGCTTTTTAGAAGACCTCATAGACTAATCTGTAAGCCTTTTAGCCGCAACGCTATAGATATTCTAATTATAGCAGTTAAAAAAGTTAGTTGCGAGAGGTAGGAAAGATGATATTTAAGCATTAGGTACAAACATTAATTTTTAACGGAATACATTGACTAATCCAATTAATCCAACAATCGAAACAATACCCAGCCAAAGAATTAAAATTGAAAAATTCATAAATACCTTTTACATTGGCGAAAAACTCAACGATTTAAATATTTGACTTCTTCGAGAAGCTTGCTTCTTTCCTCGATAAGGCTTTGTTTTTTGCCAAAAGTAACATAAGAATTGCGTACCACTCTATCAATCAAGTTCGCGCAAGCCTGAATAATTTAATCGGTTGACTTCTTCTGAAAGCTTGTTTCTTTCCTCGATAAGGCTTTGTTTGTCGCCTAAAAGTTTTTCTATTTTGGCTTTTAATTTTTGATTTTCAAGAACATATTCTTTAATAATATCTTTGGCTAAAATCTGATCGTCCATCGCTGTAACCTCATTGATAAATTCCGTTATTTTTCACTATCGGATCTGACTGTTGATAAATTCCATTAATTTTAATAAAAGGTACTGCAAGTTGATAAATGTTACTAATTTTAATGTAACTTTGAGTAAATTGAATTAAATCAACAATGGGAATTTGTCCAATTTCTATTGTTGCTTTGTCGAATAAACGCCGTGAAGCCATACGATTACCGCCCGAAAAGAAGAGAACCTGAAATAGTTTGAGTGCTTGCCGATGGACATAAAAAACCAGATAAACAAGCGTTTGGGAAGATTTTGCAAAGGCTTCCAGTAAATCCCCCAGTACTTACAGCATCAATCGGCTGGCTAGATGATACAGCCATCATAGCCAAAGGCTTAAATAATATCACTCCAAAATTACCAGCCGTACCAGTGCTGGCTGATAAAGTTAGCGACTTTACAGCGCGCACACCAGTATCCCCAGGAGCAAGAGGTATCAAATATATTCTACCTGGGTTTCGATCACCGGTGGCAGCAGAAAAAGGAAAAGATAACAAAGGGCTAATTTGCTCCGATATCCCATTTTGATTGGTATAATTAATCGAAACTGTAGCGATTGTGTTTCCGATAACCGTCCAAATAATTAAGCCAGCAAATACCCCTTCACCATTTGTATATCTTGTTAAAGGTGCTGTTGGCAAGTTGATGGTTTGTTCTGTGGTGACAATCCCACTTAGCTCGCCAGAGATATTAAGCAAATCTGCCACGATCAAAGTGCCTGTTCCAGGAGAATCAAATTGGCCTCCCAGTAACAACAACTCACTTGTGCCTAATAAATTATTATTTATCCCATACAGGCTGGTATTATCTAACGCAATACTTGAAGAAGGAACAGAAAACCCAGTAGGAAAAAATCTGGAGATTAACATTAATCTAGCAACAGTTGCCCCCGTTATATTACTTTGAAAACTTTCTGCATTTTGCAAAGATATTTGGCTAAGATAATCTTCATAATTATTAATAGGCATTTTTACTTCTCCACGAAAGCCAAACATCCAACAATATCTGGGGCAGTTGCCACTCCTGCCCGGAAAATATACGAGAGACAGGCATTCGGGTGGATCGAAGGAATACCAGGTAATCCTGTTGTGTAATCTCGCCAACCCATTAGGGATGGCGAAGGTATAGACTGCCAAGATATCGGCTGAACAAGAGTAATTCCAAAATTACCAGCCGTGCCAGTGCTGGCTGATAAAGCAACTTTTTCAATTACTCTGATTCCCGTATCTCCGAGAGCCAAAGGTATTCTTTGCATTCTCGTCGCTTCTCTAAATCCAGAACCTCCTATGTTTATAGTCGAAACTCTTCCTGGTACACCCGCTTGATTTGTGTAAGTCATTGTCAACGTGGTACTGGTTGTTCCGATCTGACTGTATATTTCGTAAAAAGCAATATTTCCAATGCCCTCTGTATTTCGGGTAAGAGCGGTAGAACCTTGTATCGGCTGATCCGTAGTTATTGCAGCATTTAATCCTCCAATCTGAAATAAGCGATCATAAAGTGTATAAATTCCAGCGACAGTAGAAGTGATCCCAGCAGAAATTAACAATTTTTCCTGCGAGGCTATAGGAGCAGTAAAAGGCATTGCTCCTATCGTTGAACGGCTTGGAATTTCGGCAATTGTGGGAACACCCCCACCACTCGGAATTCCCTCGTATTGCCATAAAGACTGATCCCTCCCAATGACTGGTGCTGCGGCACTGGCTACCCCGATTCGAGGAACTTTATGGAAAAAAAGATTATCGGGATTGCCATTGTTACCTCCCGATTGCCTATTAATTAGATCAGATAATCCACTTAAAGCGGCCATAATTCTCTTTCAGTTACGAACTGGTGAACTTCAGCTAAAAAAATTGATAAATTCAAAAAATTAACCGGACTGGCTACGATTAGCCTTGAATCTGGTAAAAACTGAGGCAAAATTTCAACCCCCTCGTTTCGATACCACTTGCAATGCCAGTCGCCCGCATCAGACTCGAAAGTGTAAGATTCAACAGTTTCTATGACTCTCATGATTTTTTAGAGGATTAAGTTAACTAGAAATGCGAAAATAAATACTACCTTCTGGGTTTCCGTCGCTATTATTAGGAGCCGCAGTTCCGTAGGTAATAATTGGAATAGTTGGTTTTTCCGAAATATTAGCCCAGGTTAAATAATTTGATACCCATCGGGCTGTAGCAACGCTATCTAAAGTGTCAATTGGTCCAAGATATTCTTTCATGTACTAAGGTCGCAATTTGGCTACAAATCCATTAACAGGAGGTATGGCTGTGGAGGCGAAAGTCAACCGGATTGAAGTATTACTCAATCTTTCCGTAAAAACACCTACAGTATCTCTATTACCGCTATTGCGAATAATATCTACACCTGGATTAATATCTACCAAGGTGTGTGTAATTACAAATACCGTATTAACACCATCTCCAAATGGGGGAGTAGTAACTGTAAGGTGTCTTCCAGACCAACTAGCAAGCAAAGAAGGCGTGACATATTTGGCTGTATCTGTCCCTGCTTCTAATTCGGCTAAAGTAGCACGCTGTACCTTGCCTGCCGTAGTTTCGCTTGCATCGGGTACTCCCGACCCGTGAACTTGCCAGATTACAGGGGAAATCCCCAAGGTTACAGACTGCGTGATTTGTCGATAGGTCACACCGTTATCGTTGTTCCCAGTACCAGAAGCTACTGTTACAATTGCATTTCTTAGTTCGGCTCCCGTACTAGCATCAGCAGTGCGAGTAGCCAGAACAGAAGCTCCGTTCCAATTGTACAGCCCGTTCTCTGTGTTATTGGTTTGATTTGCGGCAATAAAGCGAGAATTAGCTAAGGTCATAGTTACTCCACCAATGACCGACCCCGGAGCATTCAAATTGATATTTGATGGGGCAGATGCAAAGACAGCATCTTTATAATCAAATCCTTCTAAGAGGGCATTTACAGTGCCAAAATTAACTAGATCATTAGGGTTTTCCGGAGCAACAGAAGCCTGGATTTTTCCCTTAAACTCAACATCAGACCAAAATTCAATAAACGTCATGATTACCTCGATAAAATTGCGTAGCCACTAAATGGATTACTGAAAATAATTTGAGTAGTAGTTAAAGAGAGATTTTGTACAAAAGCCTCTATTTTTACTCCTCCCGAACTAAAAACCTGGGTCTGTGGTTCAAAATTTAGATTATGAATAATTGTCCACGTTGCAGACGGAGTGTTTTGAGTGTGCTTATAAAAAGCACTTCCATCTCCTGGCGGGCCAGGTGGACCAGGTGGACCAGGATCGCCCTTAATAAAAACAGTTGGATCGCGTTGAACAAAAACTTCAGTTTTTGCTCGAATTACAACCTGACCGTTTTCAATAATATAACTGCTCATACTATCACCGTCACTCGATCGCTTACTTCTACTGGACCTTCAGAAACAGCAAAAACTTGAGTTAAATTGGGATTTTGTAGCACAATGTCGTATTCCCACAAATTTGTGGGCATGGTTGCGAGAATGGCTAAAGTTTGTATAGAGGTGAGAAAAGGAGCAATTCGGCTGTAAACCCCGACAATTTGCCCATTTTCAACTTTATCAGCTAAAATTATTGGCTCAAAACCAAATTCAGCTAATAATTTTCCCCCTGCTTTTGTTCGTATTTGTCCCAAAGGATTCCACAAGATAAAATCTCCAGGAAAAAAAATTTCTAGCGGACCCCACGACGCGCCGCGTTCAATTTTGTTTGAGCCAGTTAAGGGAATTTTAACAGGGGGGTACATTTAACAAGATAAAAAACTATAGAAATTTTACCACACAAATATACTAACAGTTACTTAACCTAATTTTAAAATCGCATTCTATCTACTCTTAAAAAGGTTTGAGAGTAAATTAAAGAAAATTCTCCGTGGGGAATTCCCCACCGACACTGCATGGCTTGGTGGTGGCCGTTTGGCAAAAAAGAAGAAAGGAAAGAGCAAAAACGGATTTATCAAGGGGCGGTTTATAATCGCCTAACTTCTGATTGGCTTGCTTCTTCTACCAGTGCCGATAGTGAGATAGTTTCCAGCATCCGAACTCTGAGAAATCGTGTTCGCAGTCTTTGTCGTGATAATGATTATGCCAAAGGCGCGGTGCGAACGATCTGCAATAATATTGTGGGAAAAGGTATTCCCTTACAAGCCAAGGTTAAGCAAAAACGCGGCGAGAAATACGATGAGCGCATAAATAAGGAAATTGAGGCACTTTGGGAAGAATGGGGAAATGCGGAATTTTGCGATTGTGCCGGCAAATTAGATTTTTCTGATATTGAAAGATTGGCGATGCGATCGCTAATAGAATCGGGGGAAGTATTAATCAGATTAATGCGTAAAAGCTTTGATGATTCGCCAGTGCCGTTGGCTTTGGAGTTGATTGAATCAGATCAATTGGCCGACGATCAATGGTCCGGCACGGCGGAAAATGGCAATGAGATCAGGATGGGGGTAGAGATTGATAAGTGGGGCCGCCCCGTCGCTTATCACCTTTACGAAAAGCATCCAGGGGATTTTCAGTTTACCAGTTCGGTAGGACAACGGTTAATTAGGGTTCCAGCCAGCGAAATTATTCACCTGTTTATTTGCGATCGACCGGGGCAGACCCGTGGGGTTCCCTGGTTTCATAGTGCCTTGACTACTTTTCGGCACGTTGGGGGTTACACAGAGGCTGAGTTGGTTGCAGCCCGGGCGCAGGCGGCGGTGATGGGGTTTATTACTACGCCGCACCCGGATGTTTATGCTCCGGAAGAAATGGCAGGCCAGCGCGTGACCAGTTTGGAGCCGGGGGCGATCGAGGTTTTGAATCCAGGAGAGTCTTTCGAGGGATTTGCCCCCACTCGTCCCAATCAGGGGTTTGATGCTTTTATCAGGATGATGCTGCGGGGGGTGGCGGCGGGGATTGGGCTATCCTATGAGGCTTTATCGCGGGATTTCTCTAATACCAGTTACTCCTCGGCGCGAACATCCTTGATGGATGAGAGGGATAACTATCGGGTGATTCAGTCGTGGTTAATCCGGCGATTGCACAAAAGAATTTACAAAAAATGGTTAGATTTGGCGGTTTTGTCGGGGACTTTAAAAATTGGTGATTATGAATTGAACCGGCGATTTTATCAAAAGGCGAAGTTTACGCCCCGAGGGTGGCAGTGGGTTGATCCACAAAATGAAATCGCTGCCAATAAAGAGGGGGTCAAGGCGGGGTTTGTGTCAATCACGGATGTGGTGGCACAACAGGGCTTAGATGTGGAAGATGTGCTGCAGGAACAAAAGCGAATTCTTGATCTAGCTAAAGATTTGGGCTTGAGCTTGGATGTCCTGGCAGAAGGGGGTGAGCAGGAGCCTCCCCCTCCGGCAGAGGGAATGACCCCTATCCGTATCATGCCAGAACAGCAAAGAAGTGAAGATTTTATCTTAGGAGATTACACCGTGACAAGTTTACTTGAATATCGATCTTTACAGCAAATGGGCGTGGATATCTTTTTTGATATCGTGCCAGGACTGACCCGCACTTTTAGCCCACGAAAAAGGGCAAAAAATTGCAAAAAAGGCATTGCTTGTGGGAATACCTGTATTGCCAAAAATAGAGTCTGCAAGCAGAATTTATCCCCAGCAGTAGCCGCACAAGTACCACCAGCTAAAGCCAAAACTAAAAAAGCGGCGGGGGGTGCGACTACTGCCCCGGCTGCTCCTGCTGCACCATCAGCACCCGCACCCACACCCGCACCCGCACCCGCACCCGCACCCGCACCCGCACCCGCACCCGCACCCGCAGATACGGCTACTCCTCAAACAACAGTTTCAAAGGGGGCTGATCCAAATCTACAAAAAACTTTAGATACCTACCAAAAAGAAGCAAAAAAAGCTCAATATTCTCTTGTTGTGCCTAATTCAATTGGTGATACTGTGCTTAAAGCTTCGGAAGCTAATTGGGCAGCAATCAAGAAAGCTAATAAAGCTGGTAAAGATGTGGTTTTTTTGAAAGATGAGAAAGGGGAAGTAATAGCGGCGGCTTCTTTAAAAGAAGAAACTAAAGGGGGTGTAACTACTACTTATATTGATTCGCTTGCTGTACGCCCTAGAAATTTACCAATGTTCAACCCGGACAAACCTGGAGCGGGCAAAGAACTGTTAGATCAAATTGTTGCAGAGGCTCATTCTCAAGGCAAAAATGCGGCGGTAAACGGATTTAAGTCACCTGGATTGATTGATTTTTTTGAAAATGCAGGTTTTTCTGATTCGGGAAAAGTTGATAAAGATTCTATGCCAATTTATGTCAACGAAGCATCAAATAAAAAAGCCACTTCTAAAACTGATCCCGCACCCGCACCCGCACCTCCGACTCCTGAATTTGTGCCCAAAGGCATTTACACTCAAGCCGAGTACGATTCGCTAGATACGGAGCATAAAAAACGACTTTTTAGAATTGCGACAGGGTTAGAAGACGATCGCCCTCTAAGCGAACAAAAAAGTGGTGATAGAACTTTGTTGTATTTCAACAAAACAAAAGCTCAACAAGCAAAAGTATTTAATATTCTTCATGATAATCCAAATTTAACTAAAGCAGAAGCCGACGCAGTTGCTCACTGGATTAACCATGAATATCAAACTGTAAACAAATCAATTTATGCCCCAAACTCTCTTTCGCCTAAAGGCAAAAAAATAGGCGAAGCGGGTGCAATCCGAACCAGTCAAGCGCTTCGGAAAATGCCGCCAGCCACAGATAAAGAAATTAGAAAAATAGCAAAAGAGCGGGGAGAGCCATCAGAGTTGGCTAAAGATAAAAAGCTGCGGAGGCACATAAAAGATGTGCCTGATCTTGATGCTTTTTTGGCTCCTTACGAACAGGCGCAAAAATCTGGTAAACCCCATCTTGAGCCAACGGTTTTTGCTACCACTGCTAAAAATAATCTTGATTTTTTTCAAAGTGGCGCACAAGCAACTTTTGTGATTAAAGCCAAATTAGACGGAACTGGATCAGGGCGAACTGTGGATCAGTACAAAAATGAAGCTTGGGAAGGAGAAGTTCTTTACCCCAGTTTTACTGGTTTTAAGGTGAATAAAATTACTAGGCAACAGGGAAAACCTGTTATTATAGAAATGGAGGAACTTTAAGGGAAAAATATGGTTCCACGTTTAGAAAACTCGGTTAAGAGCTTGTTTAGAGGATTGGTTGCTGGGGATGGCGATGTTTATTCGCGGATGGCTTCGAGTCATGAGGGGGCTACCGCGCCTTATCCTGAGCCTTTAGCGGGAATTGTCAATGCTATTAAAGCAGATTTTGATCGGGGCAAATTTTCCGATTTAGCAACGCGGGCTGATTATGCAGAGGCAATAGTCCCTTATTTTGAAAGCTTTGTTTTGTTATATAATCCTGATGATTTTGAATTAGAAGAGGAAGAGGATAAAGCTGAAGATGAATGAAGCACAGCAAGCCGTATTACCTATAATTGAATCGGTTTACACCGATGGAGTCGATGCGATTGGTGAGCCGTCTTTATCTGGTGATGAAAGATTTATCATTGTCCAGTTTCAGGACGGAGAAAAGCTTTTAGAAGCTAAAATTAGTGATACGGATATCGAGATTAAGATGCTTAATCCTGAGCAATCGGATTGAGTTTGAGAGCAGAATAAATATTTATTTATCAGTCTGCCCGTGAGAACTATAGAAATTCCTAGATCGCTAATCCGTTCATTGCCGATGGAGGTAACGGGTGATAATACTATTTTTAGTTTTTCCTCTGAGTACCCAGTAGATCGGGGGTGGGGGGTGGAAATTTTAGATCACGCTCCCAGTTCGGTCGATTTATCACGAATGGACACGGCCAATCTGCTGTTAAATCACGATCGCTCTATTATTTTGGGAGCGATCGAACGGGCTTGGATTGATCCAGTTCAAAAAAAGGGTTATTGCAAAATCCGCTGGTCAAGTCGCCCGGAGGTGCAAGGCTATAAAGAGGACGTAGCTAACGGCATTATCAGAAATGTCTCTTTTGGGTACAACGTCTTGAAAACAGTACCTTTAAGCGACAAGGGTAGTTATCGAGTTACCCAGTGGCAACCCTTTGAGGTGTCGTTAGTATCCGTTCCGGCTGATTATACGGTGGGGTTTGGCCGCGCTAAAGGGTTTGAGGGTACGATTTCTTTAAATGTTGAGGGTTGCAATATGTCGTTAAGAGATGCAGAAAGGGAATTGGAAAGAGAAAGAATTTTGGGAATTCAGGAATTGGTGAGAAGCTATGGATTTCCAGAATTAGGCCAACGAGCAATTAAGGAAGATATGGATATCGAAGACGCTCGATCGCTTTATCTAGCTCGTTTGGGTGAGCAAATGAATCCAGTGGCGGGCGCTGTCAATCCTTTAAATTTATCGACAAAAGAAAGTAAGTCTTATTCGATTTTGCGGGCGATGAATGCTTGTCTTACCAATGATTGGAGTAAAGCCGGTTTTGAGCGGGAATGCTCTAGAGAAATCGCCAATCGGTCCGGGAAAGAAACGGCGGGTTTTTTTCTGCCAGTGCGGGATCTTCAGATAGAAAATTACCGCGCCACATACCAAGTGGGTACGCCAGCCACGGGCGGCAACTTGGTAGAAACCAATTTGCTTTCAGAAAATTTTATTGATATTTTGCGAAATAAATTGGTTATTCGATCGCTTGGAGCCACTGTTCTTTCTGGATTACAGGGAAATGTAGATATTCCAGGGCGGGCTTCGTCAAGCCAACTTTATTGGGTGGGGGAGAGTCAAGCTGGGACTCAATCCGAGGGAACTTTTCGGCAAGTACCTCTCCGTCCCAAATCAGCCATGGCATACTCGATGATGTCCCGGCTGACGCTTTTGCAGAGTTCGCTAGACATGGAACAATTAGTCCGCGATGAATTCGTGAGAATTATGGCGCTCGGAATTGATAAAGTGGCGATTGCCGGAACCGGGACTAATAATGAGCCAAGAGGGATTTTGAATCTAGCTGGCATTGGTACGGTGCCACTAGGGACTAATGGAGGAGCGCCGACTTATTCCAGCATTATCGCTCTGATGCGCGAGCTAGAAATAGATAACGCTGATATAGGGGCGCTTAATTGGCTGACTAATCCTCTTGTTAAGAGCAGGCTGATGCTCACTCCCAAGCAAGCGTCTGGGGTAGAGGGTAATTTTATCTTGCCTGAGCCTGGGCGATCCTTAATGGGTTATCAGTTAGCGTGTACTAATCAAGTGCCAGGCGATTTAACCAAAGGAACTGGGACAAACCTTTCGGCTTTAATCTTCGGCAATTTTAATGATCTAATAATTGGGGAATGGGGATCAGTGGAAATATTGGTCAATCCCTACGGTGCGGGTTTTACTTCGGGAGATGTAGCAATTAGGATTATGCAAACCATTGACATTGCTTTCCGGCAGGTGGTTTCATTTGCCGCAATTACCGACATGATCACTACTTTACCTTAAGTCTATGAAAGTTAAAGTCCGTGAGTTTTTTAATGTCAAATTGGGCGATAAAATTTACAACTCGGGGGAAGAAATTGACGTTACTCCGAACGAATTGGAGCTTATCGCTCATCAGGTGGAATTAGTTAATAATCGCAGGGAGAAAAAAGATGGCGACCTACAGAGTTAAGTATGGGCGAACGATTTACCACGAAAATCAACAATATAATGGGGGG